GGGGCTGAATCTGCTTCGATGATGGGTCTTGAACCGAATGTTGATATGAACGTTATTTTTAGCAACATGTCAAAACTGATTGATGTGATGCGTGATCAGATTGACAAAAATGATCTGAAGGATTAGAATAACGGGGTACACAAAGGCCAAATCCAATTTATACGAGGTACACATGTCTTTTGCTAATCTTAAAAAGCAATCTAAACTTGGTTCGCTCACCGAAAAACTGGTGAAAGAAGTCGAGAAAATGAGCACTGGTTCTAGTGGTGCAGATGAACGTTTCTGGAAACCAGAGATGGACAAAACTGGTGTTGGTTCTGCAGTAATCCGTTTCCTGCCTGCTCCTGAGGGGGAGGATGTTCCCTGGGTGAAGATGTATTCCCATGCCTTCCAAGGCCCTGGTGGTTGGTACATCGAGAACTCCCTGACCACTCTGGGTCAGAAGGATCCTGTGTCAGAGCACAATCGTGAACTGTGGAACAGTGGTAGCGAGAAAGATAAGGAAACTGTGCGTAAGCAGAAGCGCAAACTGAACTATTATAGCAACATCTACGTTGTAAAGGATCCTGCAAATCCTCAGAACGAAGGTAAAGTGTTCCTGTTCAAGTTCGGTAAGAAGATCTTCGACAAGATTCTGAATGCAATGCAACCAGAATTTGAAGATGAAGATCCGATCAATCCTTTTGATTTCTGGTCTGGTGCTAACTTCCGCCTGAAGATCCGCAAGGTTGAAGGGTATTGGAACTACGACAAGTCTGAGTTTGAATCTTCTGCTCCTTTGCTGGAAGATGATGATGCTCTGGAAACTCTTTGGAAGAAAGAGTATTCTCTGACTGCCGTTGCTGGTGCTGATCAGTTCAAGTCCTATGACGATCTTGAGAAGCGTCTGAAGTATGTGTTGGGTCAGAAAGGCACTCCACGTATGCAGAGCTTCGAGGAAGAGGAAGCATATGAATCTTATGTTCAGACTCCTTCCAAAGAAGACAAAGTGATGGAAGAACTCGAAGCATCGTATCAGAAGAGCAAGTCTTCTCCTTCTCTTCCGAATCTGTCAACTGTTGATGACGAAGATGAAGATGATGCAATGAAGTATTTCCAGAAACTGGTTGACGAGTGATTACTCAAATAATCTAATATTGTCACCCTTCTTCAAGGTGGAGTTCACATATTGATCTCCACCTTTTTTATATGGCATGATGGTTTCTAAATCATTGAATAAAGTATTCAGATATATGGGCTTCAGAACGTAGATATTTCTCTTATCTTCTTGAATTTGATTCTCATAATCATAGTTTGTCACTTCATAAGCAATATTTGACTTAGTAACTTCTTGTGCTAATCCAGAATCGTAATATGTGATCGAATATCCTTGATCAACCTCAAGTCCTTTTGGTACGATTACAAGGTCGTTTCCATTTAAAATTTCTTCTGTTTCGTAGTGATGAACACCATTATATAATGTATTATAGTCACCATATTTTTCTAACAGATACTTATCAAATGTAATCTGAGTCATTGGCCACTCAGTTCGAATATTGAGTATATTGTTTGACAGGAGAACGACCCAATCTAATGAAGATTCACTATAAAACTTATAAGCAACATTATCTGGTCTTTCGTCACCAACTACTTGATACTTTGTGAAGAATGAAAGATCACCAAAGATATCTTCACGAATCTTTCCTCTTTTGAAAAGATTTTTTACATTATCATAATTTGAAATGTGTTGTTCGTCCTTATTACGACTGATGTATTCAAAATTAGGAACTTGTCTGAAGTATGGAGTTGACATTTTTAGTAACCGATAGTAGTCTTTGGTAATTCTTTATAATCTTCATTGAAGATTGGTTCAAGTTCGTTAAATTGTAAACTCAATCCATACTGAGTCATTGTAGATTCATCATCATAAAAAGTTGCATAAGAACCATCTGGAGTATAATCAACCGAACATTGTGATAATGCACATATTTTGATTTTATTTAATGAAGTATGTTCTTCTGCAGCTCCAATAGTTTTTGGTTTTTGACCATTTCTATAAGTAATTTTAAATACGTTTGGTGCTTTCAGGAACAAGTTATTTGGAGTTCTTCTAATTGACATTCCTTGTTTAAATAATCTAATAATACCTTTGACCTGTTTTGCTTCATCTTCACTTCTTGGTGATAATCTAAAGCTAAAATTAAAAGGTCTCAGTTGTGGGCCATTGAAGAGTAATTCAACGTTAGGATTAACAACTGCTCCAGAAAATCTTGAAAAAATGTTTGTACCGATTGCCTTTCCAGCAAACCATTGTTGAAGATATGATTTTACATTGGGATCGGTTGCCATATCCTTGAGTTTAGCAAAATCTGCTTCTGTATACCCAGACTGCATACCTTTTAATGATAACTGAGCTCCTAATAATTGTAGAGGATTGATTGAATCATTTTGCCAATCTACAGAATTAATATCTGAAATAGTTGGTTGTATTGGCAATATCACTCTACCAAGAACTTTTGTTTCATTAAATTGTCTTTGGCCAAGACCAGTTGTTGGAGAAAGAGACGAAAGATCTCCTCTTCCTGCATATTCCAACATTTCAAAAAGAATATAATCTTGCAGATTATCGCCCAAACCTGTTGGATATATCCAGTTACCATAATCACCAACTTTTTGCGCTGCTGTTGGTCTTATATTGGTAACAACTGGAATTGGAGTTGAATCAATTGGTGAAGCAGCGCCTGGCGGCGTAACCGGTGGTGGAGTGCCACCAGTTCCTCCGCGAGTATTTTGTAATTTTGCAGATAATTGTCCAGCCAGTCCTTGCTGAGTATTAACCGCTGTGTTAATAACAGAATTATTGATTGCTTGATTTAACACTCCATTTGGACTATTTAATGATGCAATTGCTTGAGGACTTAAAACTGTATCTCCTACGTTTTTACCGAACGGAATTCTTCCAGCGTTAGCATCATCTTGATCGTAGGCAAATGCTGAAAATGTTCTACCCTTATCTGCAGAGTATGCCGCTAGGCTGTATCCACCTTGTTGAAGTCCACCAGGAGCATTAGGATTCCAACCAGAAGAAGCTCCAGTTCCTGGAACTAATCCATTTGCATATGGAGTATAATAAACACGTATTTGAGAATCAATTACTTTTCCATTATTATCTATTGTATATTCAGTTTGAGTCCTAAAAAATAACTGAGTTCCATTTAACTTTGGACCAGTTCCATCTGAGCTTATTATTCTCGTTTGCGTAGACATTAGATGGTTTTTTACCTATTTAGTGACGAATTTGGCATAAGGTAATGAACGTAAATACTCAAGTTCATTTTCCCCAATTACATGCATTTTACCCACAACTTCTTGCCAAGTATAATTTCTAGACATTCCCCAATGAAAATTTATTCCTTTGAATCCCCATCGCTCTACAGCAGTCACAGCGACTAAAGGATGTTCGTCATATGTAATATCTGAAGTTTTGGGTATGTATATAAAGGTATAATAATTGCCAACGTCGGGAATAAATTCAGATTCTGTAAAAACTTCAAGTATATTCATCATGATAAGTTCTGCATTTTCAGAACCGTCGAGTTTTTTTCTTAATTTTTCGACTCTTGATGATGCCATTACTTGATTCCGAGTTCTTCTTCTGTGATAACCTTGAACTCAATCATATGGTCTTTACAAAATTCTTCCGCAGCCTTCCACTTTGCTTGATTGGTTGCATAAGTATAGACTTCGTTGACGTATGCTTTCGTCGTTCTTGACTTTTGTTTTGGTGGTTGGGTTTGTTTCTTGGGTTTAATTTCTATAATATATTTTTTAATTTGCCCTGTACTCTCTTTGACTTTAATGATAAAGTCTGGAAAATAAGTTCTAACTCTTTTTCTTACGGGATCATAATACTTGATTTTGATTTCTTCAGATCCCCATGCTATAATATTTTCATTCAAATCACACCAGCGGCAAAATACTCTCTCCCAACTGCTCCTACAAATGATATTGTTGGGATCACCTTGGTACTTATTGGGATAGGATGGTTGATAGCGACTCTTAATACTTTCTGCCATTACCCATATACATAATATATAAGTAAACTTATTTAGTAATGCCTCACAGAGCCATTTCGCAGATTAAAGATACTATCTTAAAGCCTGCGTTATCTCATCTTTTTCTGGTACAATTTGATATACCGGGAAATATTGACAACCCAGAAAAGGGATTGTTAAATTGGATGTTAAATAAGACAGAGTTACCAATAGATCCAAGAACTACTGAGATGAAAGATAAACTTCTTTTACTCTGTTCCGAAGCTAATCTTCCTGGATCTTCGTTACTAACTCATGAAATTAATAACGATTATACTGGACAAACTGAAAGACATGCGTATCGCAGATCATATGATGATCGAATAGACTTTACTTTTTATGTTGATAGCGATTATCAAATATTGCAATTTTTTAATAATTGGATTACTTTTATTTGCAATGATGACATAAGAAAAATTAAAAGACCAACTTACAACACTCGGGTAAGATTTCCAGAAGATTACTATACACAATCACTGGAAATTGTAAAGTTTGAAAAAAATAATGGATTGCTAGATTATGCAGGATCATCTCCTGCAACTCCTACTGGAAGGTATAACCCGCAAGTTGAACCACAAAAAAGTGTTTTATCGCACAGATTTATAAACGCATATCCAATCAATATAAACTCTATTCCAGTTTCATACGATCAACCTTCTCTCTTAAAATGTACTGTCTCTTTTACATATTCTAGATATTATGTTCAACTAGAGGCTCCTAAAATATCTCAACAACAACCCACTTCTCCACAACAACAAGAACAACAAACAGCAGCAGTGAACGCTAATAACGTCTTTTACATTCCACGAGGACAAGCAATTGGAGCTACGCAAAGAGGAACTGTGTTCCTTGTTCCTACTCAGTTAGGTGGAGCGTTCTCACCACCACTTAATCCTCCATAACTAAATACTCACATATATCATAATACATCATGCCTTTACCAAAGATTTCTACGCCAACGTATGAGTTGGAATTGCCTTCAACTGAAGAAACGATTCAGTATAGACCATTTTTAGTTCGTGAAGAAAAGCTTCTTGTTCTCGCATTGGAATCTGAGAACATGAAGGAGATTACAACTGCAATCAAATCGGTTATCAAAAACTGCATTCTTTCAAAAGGAATCAAGATTGAAAGTCTGCCAACGTTTGATATTGAATATCTTTTCCTTAATATTCGTGGTAAGTCTGTTGGGGAAGAGATTGAAGTTAATGTAATTTGCCCTGATGATGAAGATATTACAGTTCCTGTAACAATTTCTGTAGACGATATCAAAGTTGTAAAGAATAAAAATCATTCCAATCGAATCAAAGTAGATGATTCAATCATGATGGAGATGAAGTACCCATCATTGGATCAGTTTATTAAAAATAACTTTGATTTCTCTGGTGCAAATCTGATGGATCAATCTTTTGATCTCGTTGCATCATGTATTGACAAGATTTATCAAGGCGATGAAGTTTGGACCTCGGCTGATGTGACTAAGAAAGATCTTTTAGATTTTCTTGATCAATTCAATGCAGCACAGTTTCAACAGATTGAAACGTTTTTTGAAAAAA